AGACGTGTGCTCTTCCGATCTCCCCAGGATATAGCGCCGGTAAAAGACGCCGGAGAACATCCGCTCGTATCGGGTGCGGATTTCATCGGACAGGGACAGGTTGTCCGCCATGGTGAAGTGCAGGCGGAGCATATTCTGCTTTTTGGCTTCTTTCACCCACTCCTGGTAAAACCAGTGTTCAGGCCCTTCAGGGTTACAGTTGAACCACAGTTTAGACCCCTGCACGCTGCACCGGCCCATGACCTGCTCCACAAAGGAACGGGGCATCAGGGCAACCTCATCCAGCAGCGCCCCGGCTAACGTGATGCCCTGCACCAGGGTGTAGGACGACTCGTCCCGGCCACCGAAGAGGTAAAACGTATTTGTGTTCCCGCAGCCGTCAGAGATAAGGAGCTTGTTATCTGCCCGCCGTTCGCTGATCCGGAGGTCTGGGGGTACCCAGTCCCGCAGGTGGGTGATAACATTGCGGCGCAGGCTTTCGATGGTTTTTCCGCAGATGCCAAACGTCTGGCCACGGAAGCGGCACATGGCCCATGGGATAAAACCGACGGTCATGGCGACCGTCTTCCCCGAGCGGATAGAGCCGTCGCAGATAATGCCGTCAAGTTCCATAAAGCGGGGCTGGTTCCACCAGAGCATGGCCAGGCGCTGCCGGTCACTCAAGCTCCGGTATTGCATCGACCTTCACCTCCTGAGCCTGGATCGCCTCCAGAAGGTTGTTTTCCTGCTGGAGGTTCCGTGTGCTCTGGGCGTCAAACATACCCAAGTGCTTGCCCAGCAGCTCCAGGGCGCGCACCTTGTCGTAGGTGCTGACTTCGATGCCGTACTTGGTTTCTTTGACACCGGCCAGAGCGGCGCGCTGGTCTTCTGTCAGGCGGTCGGTGTCGGTGAGAGTGACCCGGCTGCCGTCATCTGTCACCCTGGCAAATGCGCCCCGATCGGCAAAGGCAATGCGGGCCAGCTCCGTAACCACGCGGTCCTGGGTGATCTCCAGCCTGCCCCGAAGCTTTGCCTGGTGCTTTTGAATTTCGGCGGAAACGTTATTTTTCGTTATAAGCTGCCGCCCGATATTTGGGTCCTTGTAACCGGCCCGCCTTGCGGCAGCGGTTGCATTCAGGTCCACCATGTATTCATCGACAAAACGCTTTTGCTTGTCCGTCAGCTTTGCCACGCTCACCACCTCTCTCTTGTTCTGGTGCCCTCCCCGCCTCATGCAGCCGCGGGAGGGCATATAGCCCGGGCACTCCGGGCTATGCTGTGGGTTGTCGGCTTTGCCCACGGGCCGTGAGGATTTCTCCTCGTTGGCTATTGTATCATACAAAAGTGACTTGTCAATTATTTCGGATAGAAAACTTTTAGCGCCAGCTATCACCTACCCGCCGTCCGTTGCCCATAGTGCGCACTGTGCATCCCTCACCGGGCGGACACGGACGACGGTGCTTGGTCATCAGAAAGTAGTCACATACCGGCTCACATCCGGCAAACACCGCATAAATACAGCCATGACAGTACGGATGATGCTTGGCTGCCTTCTTCCCTTTCGGTCTGCTCACTGGTCAACCCTCTCTTTCTGGTGGCTCTGGCAGCGGCATCCAGTGAGTCGGCATACAATCGCAGTCTGTGTAAAACCCATCGTCTGTGTACGCACACCAAAATGTAATATGCTCATCCCCATCATGCCAAAAACCTACCGCCATGTTTCCTGAGTCAAACTGCATAAGAACGTCTTTTTGCTTGTCCGGAAGCTGTTCATCCGCTCTTACCCACGCCTCACGGTCGATGTGGGCGGGATGGTAGGTAAACGCCACCCAGGTCTCCAGGTACAGTTCGTGATATGCCAGCATCCCAGCATCCCCAAGCACATCCCCGTTTTGCTTGACTGTACCGGGCTCCAGCGGTTCCGTGCTCCGCATGCGGTAAAGCAAGACCTTCTGCCCGTCCATCTCCCGCAGCTGCTCCAGAGTAAGGGCTTCCATCTCGTGCTTCATACGCCACCGCCCATCTGCCGGAGCAGGAACTCCGCGTCCTCGTCCGTCAGGGAACAGAATTCGTCCCCGTTCACTCCCACACACAGCACCGGCCCCACCAAGCCGATGCCCATCACAGGGTTGGGATCCAGGCCCATCAAGCGCCCTTCCTCGTTGCAGATCAGGCAGGCGTCACTGGTGATGCGTACCGTCTCGATGTACCCGCCCACGGCCTTCTGAAGGGCCTGCAGGGTATTCTCCATCTCCACCGCCGTGGGCCGCTGCCCGGGCTGCTTCAAAATCGCTTTCATCGTCTGGTTCTCCTTCCTGTTTCTCAGCTCATGCTGCATGAAAAGTTTTTTGAGCACTTCCATGTCAATCCCCTTTAACGGAGCTCCCTTCCATCCGCAATGGCTACATTGACACAGGAACCCCTGCCCGTTATTTCCACAGACAGCTCCACAACGTGGACACTGCATATCAAGAAACATCGTTTTCCTCCTTTTTTGGCGGCGGCATCCGGTAGAGCACCTGCCACATCCGGTCCGCCGCCTCCAGTGCTTCCTGTGTTTTGCCTGCCTTCCTGGACTTGGCAAAGTCGCCGGCCGGTCCCTCCACCTCCACCCACAGCCGGGCGTTGTGCCGGATCAGGGCGTCGTCCAGCGTCAGGCCGTTGTAGATCCGCAGCAGCCGACTCTTTTCCCGTCTCCCCTGCTCCCGGTCGATCAGGCCGCAGCGGTGAGACCCATGCAGCGCTCGGAAACATTCGAACAGCCACACCTGGGCCGAAGAGAGACCATCCGGCATCACCGCTCCCACCATGGCCAGGTCTTCCAGCTCCTCCGGCGTCATAGGGCGCTCACCTGGATGTAGATCCCCGGCACCTCCGCCCAGAACTTTTCGCAGATCTCGCTGGCCACCTGGGCATCGTCCTTCCAGAATCCCTCAGCCGTCATACAGTCCTTGAGCAGCTTCTGGAGATTGTCCGTGTCCGGCTTGGTGGTCCGATAAGACCCGCTGACGTGATTGCCGCAGGGAAAGCACCACTTGACCAGCAGTCGGAGACCGCCCTCCATCGGCTCCGGCGGCGCGTACCGGCTCAGGTAGGCCCGCAGCTTTGCCCGTGCCGCCCTCAGCTCCTCTGGCTCGTAAAAGACCGGCTTTCCGTTGACCACATGCACCGCCTTCTCCTGGTGGGTCACCGTGGGCGGGATCATGGCCATGAAGAAATCAAGATTCATACTCAACACCTACCCACATCCCGCTTTCGCGGTCATACTTGATGTACCCGATCCTCGCCAGCAGATCAAACAGATACTGCATGCAGCTTTTGTTCCGTCCGATCCAGGAAAGCACCTCGTCAGCGTTTTCCCTGTACTCTTCGTTGGGATACTTCCGGTACAGCGGCGGCATTGCCTTTGCTGCCTCCAATCGCTTGTCCCGGCGCTTCGTCTGTCTCGCCATATTCTTCACCTCGTTAAAGTGTTCTTCAGCAGAAAAAATCTTTTGTCAACGGACAGGGGAAGAAGGACGGCGGGCGTGAGCTTTCGCCCGCCTTCTTTCCCCCGTTGACCGTCAGGGAAAATCTCAAAACTATACGAAGTATATAGGCTTTTTCCTTCCCTGGGAAAAAGTCGGTGTTTGCCGATATTTTCCCTCATAGAGAAAAAGTCGAGATTCACCGATATTTTCCCTGAGCGAGAAAAAGTCGAATCGCTCCGATATTTTCCCTAAAACCGGCGGGGGCGCTCCTCCTCTCTTTTCTTCCTCTTTCTACCAACTTTTCCCTCATCCACCCAGAAGCCGCCGTGTTCCTTGAGCCGGTTTCGGGCTGTCTTTTCAGTCACGCCCAGGTACTCGGCCAGCTCTTCCAGCGTGACCTCCTCCCCCATTCCGCAGGCTTCAAAGGCGGTCTCAATGGAGGCCTTCCGGTCCTCTTTTCTTGCCTCCGGGTCCCGGCGCTTTTTGAAATTCTTCTGCCAGCTGGGGGCAGTCTCTTCCGGGTTAATATCGGCCAGGGCGCCGCTCTCGTCGGTCCGGTGGACAGGGAAGGAGAACCACAGATTCACCGGCGGGAACTTGGGGAACTCACGCAGCGTCCCCTCCACCCGCCAGGCGGTCTGGCTGCCTGCCGCGCTCCGGGCCTGCTCTGCCGCCGCGCCAGTCCAGCCGGTCACCAGCTCCTCACAGGCCGCCACGGCTGCGTGCTGGCTGCACAGGTCGTCCCGGGATACCTCCCGCAGCTTCCCCGCCCGCTCCAGTGCCTGAGTACAGGCGGCGCACACCGCGTTGTTCTCCTCCTGCTTACGCAGATCCTCCCCCACCGGCAGCTCGATGAGGTCCAGCAGGGCGTCCGGGTCGCGGGCAAAGACGCCGGAGCCGGACGCCCGGTCCATGGACTTCTTTCCGCCCTGGCTGCCCTTGGAATGGTGGTGGCAGTAGATCACCGCGCACCCCAGTTCAGTGCACACCTTGTCAAACTGATTGCAGAAAGCCGCCATCTGATCGGCGCTGTTCTCATCGCCGGTGATGACCTTATAAATAGGGTCGATGACCACCGCAATGTAATTTTCTTTTAACGCCCGACGGATGAGCTTGGGGGACAGCTTGTCCATGGGAACCGAGCGGCCGCGCAGGTTCCAGATCACAATGTTGGAAAGAGACCGGGGCGGCCATTGGAGGGCGTCGTACACATCCCGGAAACGGTGGAGACAGGAGGGCCGGTCCAGCTCCAGGTTGACATACAACACCTTCCCCCTGGCACAATGGAAGCCCAACCAGCTCCTTCCCTCGGCAATGGCAATACACAGCTCAATGAGGGCATAGGACTTGCCGGCTTTGGATGGCCCGGACAGAAGCATTTTGTGGCCCTGCCGCAGCACTCCATCGATGAGGGGCGGCGCCAGCGGGGGCAATTCGTCCCACACCGACGCCATGCTCTCCGGGTCGGGTAAATCGTCGTTAACGCTCTCGATCCACTCCACCCACTCTCTCCAGGAGGCCTTGCCCAGGTTGGTATCCACCAAAAACTGCTTGTGTCCCTTGCGGAGCACACCGGGCATCCGGGACAGCCGGGAGGGATTGCGGTTTTGCCGGTCGATGTCAAGGCCGTTTTTTCGGCACACATCATAGAGGTAGTCCACCCGCTTGCGGTACTCCTCATAAGCTCCTTCCTTTTCGCTTTGTAGGCTTTTTGCTGTGCTCGTACCGAGCCTTTTTTTTCGTGGTACCAGGCCTTTTTACGGGCGATACAGCGCTGCCTATTCCGTTGGTAATACGCGCGCTGGTACTGCTTTTGGCTCTCTCTGTTCTGACAGTAGCTCCTTGCCCGGTTCTTCTTTGCGGTTTCCCGCTTCTCGATCTCCGCCCAGCTGGAGCGCTGCCATATGGCATAGTCGTCCAGCTCCCGGGAGAGTTGGACCTCTTCATAAGTAAGCTCAAACTCGGCCTCGATCTGGGCGTCTGCCTCGGCCATGGCAGCCAGCTCTTCGGGGGTGAAACTCATAAGACCCGCTCCACGCGGTAGAAGTTTCCGCCGAAGAGCATGTACACCCCGCCCACCTCCAGCTTGTCCGGGGTAACGTAGGTCCGGGCGCGCTTGCCGCACCCCTTCCAGCCGTTCCACCTGGTCAGCCGGACCTGACGGACCTTATAGACCATGATCATTCCTCCTTTTCTTCCGTTTTTGGTGTCAACGTAATCTGCACGTCCCGCCCCGTTTCGCGGCTCAGGATCTCTGCCAGTACGCTGGCGATATAGTGCGGGTCCCATTCTCCGAGCATATGTACCGACGCCATAAGCCGCACCTCCTATTTGTGTCTTTTGTATGCGACGGATTGGATGTCCAATGCGTACATATGATGGGTTAACTGCAATAGGGACGCAACTGGCCGTTCACCATTTCGTACTGCCAGCCCCGGCAGTTGAATCGGATGTAGTTCCAGTCGGTGGATTCGTAGCAGGGGAGCCGCTCGAAGGTCTCCTTCTTCCGCAGGCGGTGGTACTTGTTCACCTGGTAGGTGCTGACCTCAGTGATGATTTCCACCAGTTCGGGAGCGAAGCCAAAGGAGTCGGCCACCTCTTTCTTGGCCTCGTCCACGGTCAGCTTCTGTCCACACAGCTTCAGGTGTTCATACCGGACCTGATCCATGGTGGTGCCGACTCCGTCGGTGTCCTTCCAGTCCAGTTCCTTCTCCAGGTCCAGCTCAAGCTCGGAGATCTTAGCCTTCAGGCGGCCAATCTCCGCCTCGTAGTCCTTGCGCTGCTCCGTCAGGCAATCCTTCAGCCTGTCGATGTAGGCCACTCGTTCGGCGTACAGCTTTGCAGGACCGTCCTTGGCCACCCAGTCAGCACAAAAGGAATCCTTGGTACCCTCGAAGGCGTAGTACTGCTCTTCGATCTTCTCATACTCCCAGGGCGTCGGGTATACGCCGGTCCTCTGGGTAAATTCGGACATCATCATGGGAAATCTTCCTCCTTCTTATTTGATTCCGTCAGCATCACCCAGCGGTGCGCTGGTCGGGCTGGGGCTGCACAGACGACTATCACGGATGTTCCGGCGCAAAACCCACATCAGTTCCGCCGTCTCCCCACCATACTGACCTTCCAGTGCGGCCCGATAATCCGCCAGGCACCGGGCACGCTGGTCTGATATGCTGGTGGAGTTCACTGTCTCAGGGTGGCAAAACCTGCATCCCTCAAAGAAAGCGTTCCGCTCAGCGGCCAGCGTCTGAGAAAGCGTCAGCTCCACCAGACGGTTGTGCTTCTCCACGGGCAGATTTAAGGCATTCATAAAGTCCGAGAGGTTCTTGGCCGCCTGCAAAAATTCCTCTCCGCGTTCAATCTTCAGCAGCACATCCCAATCGCCCCATGCCGTCTCCATACACATGCAATTCATTGTGCCTCCTGATATACTACGCCATAGCTTTTTCCACCCACAGAGACGGGAGCGGGCCAGCCGTGCTCTTCCATCCAATTCCGCACCTTTTCGACCACGCTCTCGGTGTACTGGTAATCTACGCCGTCGTGTCCGTTATTGCAGTAGGGCAGCGCTTCCCGCTCCTCGTCCAGGATATCCAGGGTGGAGATGATCGCCCCGACCGCCTGCGCGTGCGGTTTCTTGCCGCCGGAAGCTTTGGAGTAGATCCCCAGCTTTTCGGCAATGGTCCCCTTGTCGTAGGTCTGCTTCATATCGCGAAACGCGTCGCGCGGGAGATGGACCCCATCCACCGCGTAGAAGTCGCTGAACGCCATCACCTGGTATTCCGGCTTCACTCCGGCCTGATCGTAGATCCTCTGGAGAATGGCGGCCGTCCGGTTCTTGGCGTTGAGCAGCATGGCGTTGGCTCTCCGGTTGACAGCATCTGCCCCGCTGTTATGGGCCGACGGCTTCACATACGCCCCGTGCTTGCGGATAGTCGGCAGCACCTCCGACGTTACCCACCGGCGGAACTGCTTGGCTCCGGGGAGCTTGCTGGACAGGACCAGACTGTACAGGCCGGACTCGTTGATAAGCGTTCCCTGGGTCCCGTTGACGGTGAACGATTCGTTCACCGTGGTGTCCTCGGTATCCACATGGTCCCGGATCGCTTTCTGCGGGTTCGTGTACCCCAGCGCCTGAGCAACATCCTTGCCCACCAGCCACGGCTCGCCGTCGATCTTGACGGAGCGGATGCTGCCGAAATTGGGGTTCTCGAAAATCATCAGTTCGTTCATGGTTAGACTCCTTTTTGCGTTTACGTAAGTTTCTGGGCAAAAAAAACTGCGGTAGGATCTTCAATTTTGAGAAGATCACAAAGCTCCTGGATTTCACTTCGATAGAAATCACTAGTTCCATTCATTTTTCGGTACAATGTGGCCGTATCAATCCCAAGTTCTGCTGCTACTTGCTGCATTGTCAGTCCAGCTAACACTATGTACGCCTTGAAACGCTTTTTGTCAAACAATTTCTATCACCTCCGTTCTTGCGTTTACGTAAGATACTATATCAGCGTATTTGCGTTAAGTCAATACCTAAACGCAAATATTTTTATTTTCCTTGAGATCGGAAGAGCGTCGT